AGGACGGAGATACAGCCGTTCAAATTATCCCTATGTTAAAAGAGTATTTAGAAATCAATGTTAAGAACGACGAACAACTTGTTAAGTTGGCAACAATCGTTCAAAGAATTACAGCAGCTGAAGGAAGAGTATCGGATTCAGGAGATGAGTTCGGTTTATCAGAAGCAGAAAAAGAACAACTGATGAATGCAATAGAATCAGATGTTCAAGAGTTACAAATAAAGAAAGATGAAATAGAGTCTTCAATCACTAAGGAAAATTAATGTTAAAGTTTGAACCAGCAGAGGTTCTTGAAGTATTCACGGATACTCTTGACGAATCTTTAATTGGTGCCGTAAGAGCAAGGTTTGATATAACTCAACAAAATCAACCATTAAGCGATGCTAATATATTTTATCCATTAGATTCAAATATATTACAAGTTCCAGTTCAAGGAGAAGAGATACTTGGTTGTGAGTTTGGTGGGAAGTATTATTATATGTCAAAGTTGAATAAATCTAATACGGCAACTAATGATTCTAACTTTGGAGTAAGTGCATTAAATGTCGGCGACCCATATGAAGACTTTGAATTTGAATTTGGTAGATACTTCAATCCTTCTTCTCGCGTAAAGAAATTATTAATGAGAGAAGGTGATACAATTATACAAGGACGATTTGGTAATTCAATTCGTTTAGGTAGTAATCAGTTTATGTCTGGTAGTCAAGCTGGTCAAGAGAAAAGAGATTTAACGGAATCACCAAATGTAAAAATCATAGCAGGTGGATTTACCAATGGTCCAGTTTATAGGGAAGGGCTTGTTGAAGATAAGTCTTCTGAGATTACATTAGAAGAAAAGAGTTCAGTTTATTTAACAACAGACGAATATGTTCCGTATGAAGATGTAGGAGTAACATCAACATTTGACAATACAACATACTCTAAACCACAGGTAATTATACAATCAGATAGAATTGTATTTAATTCTAAGGGTGAGGAAGGTGGAATAGGTATTTACTCAAGAGATAATGTTGAAATTAAATCAGCAGATAAAGTTGAAATAGATTCACCAACAATAGATATCGGTTCTAACAATCTTTCACCAGCGGTATTGGGTAATGAGGACTTTGTAGGATTTATCACTATAATTGCTAATGAAATGATAGCAGGTATGAAAACAGAAAGAGAAACATTGTTGGCAGCAAATAATCAAGTAGATACACCACGAACATTAGAGCTGGAAGCTGAAATAGAAAGATTAACAAAAGTTAGAGATAAAAAACTTTACTTAAGTAAAAAAATAAATGTACAATAGGAGTAGTAATGAAGAAAAATGACTTAATAAAAATAATCGAATTAGTTGTCCGTAAAGAAGTTAAAAAACAGATGACCGAGATATTTATTAATGAAAAAGAAGAAATCAAACTATCAGAGGTAGTTTCTAAACCAAACCCAAAAGTAGTAAAAAAACAAAGACCTAAAAAACAATACTCAAAAAACTCAACGTTAAATGAAGTATTAAATAATACCAATCCATTAGGTTCAAGTCAGACTGACGAATACCCTTCATTAGGTGGTGGAATATTAGGTAGTGATAATATGGCTGAAGTTTTGGGATATGGTGATTTAGGTAGAGGCCAAAATAAAGAAATGGCACGAGAAGTTGCAGCAGTTGATACAATCAAAAAGGCAGGTGTCAAAGTTGACCAAGTTCCAGAAGATGTAGTAAATGCTTTAACTCGTGATTACTCTGGTTTAATGAAAGCAATTGATAAAAAGAAAAAAGGCGAAGGTAATTATAGACCATAATGAGTGTAAGAGAAATAGATAGAAGTGATGATGTGTATGTTGGAATAGAATTTCCATTAGACCACAATCTAAATGGGTTTTTTAGACAAACTAAAACTATACAACAACAAGTAAAGTCTAATATTAAAAATCTATTATTGACATCAAAAGGTGAAAGAGTTTTTCAACCAGACTTTGGTTGCGATTTAAAGAATATAATATTTGAGCAAATAGATATACAATCTTTAGATAATGTTGATGAAAGTATTAGAGTTGCTTTAGATACTTGGTTACCTTATGTCAGCATAAATGATTTAATAATTGTTCAAAATGAATCTAATCCAAATGAGATAACGATATCACTTGAATACTCAACAACACTTCAACCAGACGCACTTGATAATATAACCTTTAACTTGGTTGTAGGAGAATAAAATGGCTACTAATGTAGATTACAATACAAATAAAAAAATAGTAAAAAAAGATGTAAGTTATCTCGGTAGAGACTTTTCATCAGTAAGGGAAAACTTATTAGAGTTTGCAAAAACTTATTTCCCAACAACATACAATGATTTTAATGAATCATCACCAGGTATGATGTTTATTGAAATGGCAGCATATGTTGGTGATGTATTAAATTATTATGTTGACAATCAATTTAAAGAAACACTAATAGAATATGCAGAAGAAAGAAAAAACATTTTTGATATTGCACAATCATTAGGATACAAACCAGCATTGGCAATACCGGCAATCGTAGAATTAGAAGTTTCACAATTAGTTCCAGCTAAGGATGATGATAGTGGTGTTCGTATACCGGACTTAGATTATGCCGGAGTAGTTTCTGCTAATTCAATAATTAGTTCAGACACCGGTGTAGACTTTACTATATTGGATGATGTTAATTTCAAAGTGAAAAGTGCATTAGATGATAGGACTGATACTATTATTGCCCCACCATCAGGAACCACGGCACAACAATTTAGGTTAACTAAAAAAGTTTTAGCAAAATCGGGAGATACCATAACAGAAACTTTTTCATTTGGAACTGGTAAAAAGTTTGACAAGATTACATTATCAAATACAAATGTAACTGAAATCGTATCCGTTACCGATAGTAATAGTAATAAGTTTTATCAAGTTCCATTTTTAGCACAGGACACTGTATTTGAATCAATAGAAAATACCAACTTAAATGACCCAACATATTCTTCTTTACAAACAGACACACCTTATATGTTAAGATTAATTAAAACTGCAAGAAGATTTACAACTTATGTTCGTGAAGACAACAAAATGGAATTGAGATTTGGTTCAGGTGTTAGTGATAATCCAGACGAAGTATTGGTTCCTAATCCAGACAATGTTGGTTCAGCATTAGGATTTGGAGTATCACATTTGGATACTGCATTTGACCCAACAAACTTTATGAAAACAAGAACATTTGGATTGGCACCAAGCAATACAACACTAACCATTACATATCGTTATGGTGGAGCAGTGGAACACAATGTTAGAAGTAATTCAATTACTTTTCCAAAGAATATAACATTTGCAATTCAAGAAGACGGATTAACTCAATCATTAGTTCAAACATCAAAAGATAGTTTAACCTTTACAAATCCAACCGCAGCATCGGGTGGAGCAAGTGAAGAAACACTAACTGAAATAAAACAAAATGCATCTGCATACTTCAACGCACAAAACAGAGCAGTAACACAAGCAGACTACATTACAAGAGTTTATTCTTTACCACAAAAGTATGGGAACATAGCGAAAGCATATGTGGTTCAAGATAAACAACTACAAATCAATAATGATAATACAGAGGAAATAGACAATCCTTTAGCATTAAATATGTATTTACTTGGTTACGATAATAACAAATACTTAACACAATTAAATGAAGCAGTAAAACAAAATTTAAAAATGTATTTATCACAATACAGAATGGTTACTGACGCAATAAATTTAAAGAACGCTTACATTATTAACTTTGGAATTAAATTTGGAATCATAACACAACGAGGATACAATCAAAACGATGTATTGTTTAAATGTATTCAAAGAGTTAGAAACCATTTCAATATGGATAAATGGCAAATAAATCAACCAATCATATTGAGTGATGTGGCGTATCAGATTTCATTAGTAGAAGGTGTAGCGAGTGTAGTTCCACCAGACGGAAATGATAATGGAAACCCATTGATAGTTGTTGAAAACAAAGCTACAACATCAAGTGGATATAGTGGAAATGTTTATGATATTAAACAAGCGACCAGAGACGGAATTGTTTATCCATCAAAAGACCCAAGTATATTTGAATTAAAATATCCAACTACCGATATCGTTGGTAGAGTATTAGGAGAAATATAATGCATTATTTTGAATTTGGAAAAAGAGACGCTACAATCTATTCAGGTGGAACAACAAGTTCTATCAACACAGGTTTAGACGAGATATTAGAAATTAATAAAAATGTTAATCAAAGTGGTACTATTGCAAATATATCAAGAATATTAATTGACTTTGATTATTCTTACATATCACAATCAATTCAAGATGGAAAAATACCATCAACAGCAAAATACTATTTAAATTTATTTGACGCAACATCAGAAGAAGTTGAAGCAGAACAAAGTATAGTTGTTCATATGGTTAGTGGAAGTGCTTGGAAACAAGGAACAGGAAAACTTGACCACGACCCAGTAACACAAGACGGAGTAAGTTATCAATATCGTGACCACGAAAATCAAACACCTTGGGTATCAACATCAACGTTAACCGACGGAGGTGCTTGGTGGACAGGAAGTCTTAGTGGAGAATTTACAATTAGTTCATCTTACGATTTAACATTTGACAAAAAAGATATTAGAGCAGATATAACAGACTTAGTTAAGAATCATATTTATTCAAGTTCAGTTTATCCTAATAGAGGATTTATTGTAAAAAGAAAATCTTTACATACAGGTTCAGCAGACTTTTCATACAACCCAGGTGGTGATACAACACAAGATGAAAGTAGTTCAGATAGGTTGGGTAATCTAAAATATTTCTCAAGAGAAACACATACAATCTATCCACCAAAATTAGAAGTGGAGTGGGACGACTCAAGTTTTTCAACAGGTAGTTTGTCTGCATTAAGTTCAACAGACTTAGAAAGATTAAAAGTATATTTTAAAAACTTAAGACCAGAATACAAAGAAGGTTCTATCGTTAAGTTAAGATTAGTTGGTAGAGAATTATATCCAACAACCGCTTTTGCAACCACACCGGCAGAATTAGATGTTAAGTTTTTACCGAGTGCATCAGCATTCTATTCAATTAAAGACGCAAACACAGAAGAAGTAATTGTTCCATTTGGAACGGGTTCAAAAATTAGTTGTGATAGTACAGGTAATTATTTCAATCTATGGATGAATGGATTACAAGCAGAAAGAAATTATCGTTTTTGTGTTAAGGTAGTTAGTGGTAGTGGAACTCTTGATGAACAAATAAATTATTATGATGATAATTATGAATTTAGGATAGTGAGATAATGCCATTTAAATCAGCACAAGAGGCAATAAATAAAACAAATTCTAAACACTTTGAACAATATGTAGAACTTGAAAAGGAAAGAATTAGAAAGCAGATTCTTGAAGCGAGAACTGATTACCTAACCAATCCAAAATTCAATACAAGTCTTACACGAGATAATCGTGGATTCATATTATCATTTGAAGTTCCGGAACTTTTTGGAAAAGGAGAAATTTTTCAAGACCTTAGTGATGGTGGTGTGATAACACCAGAACCAGAATTTGAACAAGTTACAATTGATATTAAAGAACAATATTTCAACGATAGATACTTAGACAAAATAAACAGAACCTTTGAAGACCTTAAGGACGAATAATGCCTAAATACGGATTTACAGAAAGAGAGTTATCAACTTACTTCAAACCCAACCAAACAAACATTTCATCATTTGGTAGAGTATTTGATTTTAATAACGTGGACAATGACCCAACCGGAATATATCTTGGACAAAAAGATTATATTAAATTGTGCGTGTATGATATTCAAACTAATGAAATTATAGATGAAACAACTTTACGAGTTAGGGATGTAAGTCCAGACTTTGATTTAAAATATTTAAAATTAAATATCGGAAAACACCTAAGAGACTTAGGTTATGATGATGGTGATTACAGAGTTCTATACAAATTCTTAAGAAAGATTGCCGGAGACGATAGTCAATTTTTTACATATGAAAAAATAGATATAAATACAAGTGTGACTTATGATGGTCCTTATGAATTATTTGAAGGAAGTTTTTATAAAGTAGTTGACGATGTTGTTGATTTAACGCAAGAAATATTTATACAACAATTCACATACACATTAGAGAGAACCAACATCAAAGGTGATGAATTAATACTACGACCTAACGAGAATACAGATAATGAAGTTTATAGAAATAATTTAAGAAATCTTGATTTAAGTGTAGTGGCATCCCCTAATTATAGACAATCAGCTCCAAACAAATCAATTAAATTTACCAATAGTAGTTTGCAAGACTTAACACTAATTAGTGAAAACACTTCTGAAGAAGGTGGTGAATTTAGATTCCAAAAAGCAATGGAAGGTACAACAATTGTTTTTGAAAACTTTATGAGAGCATGGGTTCCTAAACACGAAAAATATGCACCACTGCTTAATTTTAGCCGTGACCAACACGGAGATGAAGTTCAAGGTCAAAGACACATCAGACCACTATCAGATACAGAATTTCCACTTGAAATTTTTACTGACAACGAGTATGGGAGAATAGGAAAGAAAACACTAAACGATACAAACCTTGAAAGATATTCAGGTATAGCAAATTATTACATTCAACCATCACCTAAATTAAATTCATCAAATACAGATTTATTCAACGAAGATAATCTACCAAAAGATTGGTGGTTAGCAACAGGCACAGTTCACGCAAGAGGTCATAGACACGGAAAGGCTGGAGACAATTCACATCACACTATGTGGGATACGGGACAGGAATATCCCTACCCAGTATACACTTATTATAGTTCACTTGATGAGGTAAATATTGATTGGACAAATACTAATTCTGCTTATCATTCACCAAGAGTAAAAGACTTTGGAAAACAATACACAATCAATGAACATCTTGTTGAAGTATACTTTGATTTAGAAGTAAAGATTGATGAAGTATTGGATAAAGATAAAATTAAAGTTTCACACAACTTAAAAGATGAGTATAAAAAATTAAGAGAAAATGGTTACTTTGTAGATAGTGTTGGTAATGTTAATCCAAGTGACCATACCATTGACTCCGCATTTAAATTTGAAGATGTAAATTTTGAAGAAGTTCAATGGACTGACTTCCATATTAGATTAGGTTTGAATAAAGTAGAGAGATTCAAAACTTATCTACAATACAATAATGATTATTATTTAATTACAAACTCTGGATACAATGGAAATGAATTAAAATTAAAATTAAAACAACCACTACTTCCAGAATTAATAGATGTTGAAGGAGACAATATTGTTGATGGATTCACAATCGTAGAAGAAATCCTACCAGACTATGAAGATAAAATTTCACTAATTCCAAAAGTTAAGGTTGATGATACATTTTTACTTCCAGCAGATTTTGATAACTCTCAAAGTCCAATAAGCAAAAGAACTACTGATTATAAATCACACAATACTTTATTAAGTGATAATGATGAATTAAATAGAAAAATTGAAAGGCAACTCGTTTCTGGAAGTTTACTAAATGTTCAACCCAACATTGATTACCAAAAAACCACAACAGAATACTACGAAGTTGACGATACAGGTTTTGGAAACTTTATTCACTTTTCAAACGCAGAAAGAAGAATTCGTAATTTTAAAAAGAAGTTAGAGTTGATTGAAGAGCATACTGCAACAAGTCAATCACTTGAAAATGTCACAAGTGCAACAACAAGAATTCAAGAACTCGAAAGAAAAAGACAAAGAGTTAAAAATTCATTTGACCCATATGAAAACTTTTTATACTATGAAAGTTCAAGTTTTTCAAGTGGTTCTGAAGGATTGTTTCACGATACAAGTTGGCCTAAAGAAACATCATCTGAACCATACTCATTAGTTCATACTTCAGGTTCAACTGCAGTATCTTGGTTTAACAATATGATATCAAGTGCTTCATCATATGATTTTAATAATCTAAATTCATTGAGAAACTCTTTACCAGAACACGTTTACGCAGACACACAGAACAATGTATTCTTAGAGTTTATGGATATGGTTGGACAACAATTTGACGAAGTGTGGAGTTATACAAAACACTTTACCGATATTAATAAACGAGTAAATAGTTTATCTGAAGGTATTTCAAAAGATGTAGCGAAGCATTACGCAAAAGAACTTGGATTAGATTTATCAAGTGGTAACGATTTATTAAACTTACCAGAATATCTTTTTGGACAAAGTGGTAGTGGGGAAAGTTTATATGAGTCCGGTCAAGAACAAGTTACAGAAGAAATATGGAAAAGGTTATTGGCAAATTTACCTTTCTTTATTAAAACAAAAGGAACAGAACGTTCTTTGAAAGGGATTTTAAATTGTTACGGAATACCAAGTTCAATACTACGAGTAAGAGAATATGGTGGACCAGATAAAGGAACAAGAGTTAGTTATGAAATTAAAAGAAAATTTACAAGAGCATTAGATTTTAAATCAGGACAATACATTAAATCAGTTTGGAAAACACACACAGATGGATTAATACCCGATACGATAGAATTTAGATTTAGAAGTCCTAAATCACAAGATAGTGTAATATTACAAAAAGATAATGACTTTGCTATCTCATTACAAGATAATGGTGAAACAGATGATTATGGGTATTTAAAATTTCAAATTAGTGCTTCTGGTTTTGATGAGGGAGCATATATAACTTCATCTTTGTTACCATTTTACAATGATGATATGTGGTCAGTAATGTTAACAAGAAAAGCCGGAACAGATAGGACAGATGGTTTACCTGCCGGAAGTGAAATTACAAATGATAAGATATTGAGTCAGAGTGTTTATGAGTTAACAACAAAGCAATATGATTCAACAAGACAGAGAATTATATACGAAGACACTCAGAGTTTGACATCACACACAGCGAGTTTAGCAAGTGATGTAAATAATATAACAGGTAGTAAACTGAACGCTTCATTTACAGGAAGTGGACACGTTTATCTCGGTGGATTAAATACAGGTTTCGGTGCAAGATTTACAGGTTCATTAATGGAATATCGTTTATGGTCGGAACCATTGAGTGCAAGTGCATTTGATAACCACACACGAACACCAAAAGCATATAATGGAAACACTTACTCATCATCATATGAATCATTGTTAACTCGTTATGAATTAAATGACAATGTAAATTTACAATCTACACCAACTGCTTCAAACACAGCACATTTAAAAACATATGAGAATCATAGTGCAGATGTAAATGGATTTACGGGTAATTTCTTCAGAAGTATTGTAGACCAAGAACAAATAAGAGTTCCAAAAATTGGTTCTACTCGTAGAAATGCAACAAAGATTAGAATTGAAAACAATACATTAACATCACAACTTAATCCAGATATATCAAAAGAAGTATCATCACAAGACTTTGCACCAATCGATAGTGAAAAGCTTGGAATATATTTATCACCAACTGATGTAGTAAATGAAGACATTATATATTCATTAGCAGACTTTGACTTTGATGATTTCATTGGGGACCCAAGAGATGAATTTGAATATTCTTATAGAACACTTGAACAAAAAAGACTTGAGTATTTTAAAAGATACTTTGGTTCAAATAGTTTTTGGGACTATATGAGAATACTAACATACTACGACAATAGTGTATTTAGAACTTTAAAACAATTTATTCCAGCAAGAGCAAAACCACAATTTGGAACATTAATAGAACCAAATATATTGGAAAGAACAAAAGAAGTAATAGGAAAAAAACCTTCAACAACACAACCATATTACGAAAATGCGGGACAATTTGAACCGGGATTAGCCATAACAAGTCTTCCGTCAGGTTCAGATAATGTTATTAAGTTAGGTGGAACTTTCCCATTGTATGAAAGTGTACTTGTATTCAATACAGGTTCACGAGGAACCAATATAGCAACACTTGTAAAGATTGACCAATTGAATCCAGACTCAGCAGAACCAGACACATATGCAACTGCAAGTGTAACAAGAGGTGGAACCAACATAGAATTTAAAGAAACATTACAACCATTTGTAAGTGCTTCAAGATTGTCAACAACCAATCAAGTAAAAGAATTTTATTACGGGTCATTGTCAGACTCAATATCTAATGGATATGGGGCTTGGTCAAAATTTGGTGATTTATATATTATAAGTCAATCATTTGAACCAACAGACTTAGAACCTTATCACAAAGATACAATAAGTGATAAGTTATTTTATGAAGGAACTAAAACAAACAGATTAAATGATGTAACAGGTGAAGACCCAGTTCAAATAACATTCACATCACCAACAGAATTAACAACACAACAACCAGGCGAATCAAAACTAAGAGTTGATTAGAAAAACAAATGGAAAATTTGACTTTCTTATATTTATTACTGAATAAGAATAGTTATATAATTTCCACAGGAGTAAAATAAAATGGGATTTTTAGACAATACAAGTATCACAGTAGACGCAGTTCTTACCAAAAAAGGTAGAGAAAAGTTAGCATCCGGAATAGAAAATTTTGAAATTACACATTATGCATTTGCAGATGATGAAATTGATTACGAACTATGGGACACATCACACCCAAATGGTTCAACTTACTATGGGGCAGTTTTAGATAATATGCCTTTGTTAGAAGCATTTGTAGATGAAACACAAGTGATGAGATATAAATTATTTACATCCGATAAAGACAAAGCAAACTTAGCATTCTTAGAAGCTATTGACGCATTAACAATTGGAAGCACATCAAACAAACTTGCAAGTAAATCAATTGAACCAACAACTACAAATGGTCCATCAGAACCAGAAACATATAGTTTTCAAATTCTTAATACGGATATCGCAACCATTAAAGGAATTGACGGGACAACTGGAACATTTTCAACTGATTCCAGAACACAGACCGTTAATGGAGCAAAAGGAATTGATGTTACGATTAATGACTTGTCATCTGATACCAGTAGAACAATCTTTCAAACCGTTGTATTCATAACAGGTTTACAAACAGGTGCTACACGAGTGGTAACGATTAAGAATAATTCGAAAGGAACTTTTAACTAATGCCACATACAACATCAAAACCGATTAATCCAAATGCATTAGAAGCAGCATTTAATAATGATAATTTAATACAATATTTAAATAGCAGAATGACTGCACAAGAGTTAGGTAGATTCTTCCCACCAAATGTGTTGAAAGAGTTAGATTTAAATATATTAAATAGACAAGCAGCTGAATATAACGCTTATCTCAACAACCACGGAAGTGGAGGCGGAGGCGGTGGAAATGGTGACGGAGATGGTGACGGAGATGGTGACGGCGGTGGAGAATTCAGTGCTACTATCTACAAACAAGACGGAACAATTATTGAGAAGTCTTATGACCAAGAACCTAGTCTTGGTGACCTACAGTATTTAGTAGGTGGTTATATTGAAAGAATTTCTTGTCTTAAAGACGGGAAAGTTTGCGACATGATCATTAACGAAGAAGGAAGAATGTATGATTATGACGTAAACAAGGAAGCAACAAAGTTATTTGTCGCTTGGTTGGACAAAGAAAAAAGAATTAGTCCGATTAGGGATGTAGTAGGTGACGTTGTTGTATTTAATAATTTTTCGTTAAGTTAGGGGGTATAATGGATTACGAAAGATTTAAAGCTATGCTTAACTTCTGTAAAGAAGCTATTGACGAATCAGAAGAAGATAAGGTGCAGATACATGACAAAAGTTATGCGACTGTAGGTTTA